ATAACTTTGGCATAAATGTCAAATTCTTGTTCCTCAACCACAATGTAGTAAGGACAGTTCATTTTCTCTAATGCTTTGCTGGTCAATCTGGAGTCAGCTCTGCCTTTGGAAACAATGTAGATTGGGTATTTAGGATTCATCAACATACCTCAAATGGGCTACAGCTCTAGGCTCTGCATAGGGAAACCAGATGGTCTTAAGTTTAGGGGTTATCTTTTGCCCCATCAATTCAGCAAACTTTTGGACATCTTCCTCATTTCTGAACCTAACATTTAGGACTCTGTAAGGAGTAAGGTCTTCCTGAAAGAACTCTGGCATATCTTGCCATTTAGCCTGAGCTGTAATAATTTCACCAAATAAATCATATTTCATAATTCACCTTTGATATTTATGAGCAGTTAAATTTTTTCGCAACTCATTTATTTTTTCTCTTATTTCATCAGACATTGGTGGAACATCTGGTGGTGGTAAATAAACTTGAGTTTCAATTCGTAATTTTGGACATTCCATCAATAATTTTTTAAATTGAATTAAATTTGGAGGTCTTTCAGGTAGATTTTCAAAAGCCCATCTAAAACAATCCCATTTTTCATGAAAAAAATTAAGCTCACTAGCCCAAAGTTCTTTGACTTCATGAATGTCATTTAATGCCCACATGGAATCCCAGCTTGATCCATAAGTGTTGGAAAGTCTTAAAAAAACCTTATTAATAACTTCTATAGGTAGGCTCATTTCAGCTCCAATATGTCATTAGGGGTTATGTCTATAGTAGGTCTTTTGGTTTTCCCTACCATTTCATCATGTCTAGCTTTTTTAATTTCTAAATCACTTTGGTAAAAGGATTTTTGCTTGTTTTTAGAAATATCCTGTCTTCTGACCCAATTTCTCCAAGTTGCTGACCAGTCAGTTTTAATTGCATCTTTAGGTTTAGAAATCCAATAATCTTTAAAAGATTCAGCTATTTTTTGTGGATCAAGGTCTGGTCTTTCTGATCTACAAAAATTGTAATCAGACTCAGATAATTTCCAGTTTGGGGAAAGCCTTGAGGCTTTTGTCTTTACCTCTGTCTCTCTCTCTTTCTCTTTCTCTAACTCTGTCTCTGTCTCTGTCTCTAGATCATCATGTTGATATTCTTTTGATATCACATTGATATCATCATGTATCAGCCAATGATTTAATTTAGATAAGCAATCTTTAGTAGTCTTTAATGGCAATCTAAGTCTAAAACTAAGTGTTTTTAGCTCAGGTATATTTCCATCATCTTCAGAAGCAATAAGCCAAAGCATACAAAGTACTTTTGCTGACAAAGGGTCAAGCTCATGCCAGTCTATGTCATCCAAAAGGTCACGATACAGTTTGACCCAAGGTGGTTTTCTGTCCTTGAAATGCTGAAATTTAGTCCAATTCTTTATTCTCATAAATGCTCCGCGTTACTCCCAGAAAAGAAACTATGGCAGGAGGGGAGTACTCTTTTCGAAAGGGGGATCAATCCCTTTCTAGCCCAGTTTCAAAATATTCTAACCCATTAACTTATAAAAATTCCAGAGCCTCTAATTTTGTTACACCTTTTGCAAACAGGCACAACTTCCAAAGGTTTGTTGTAATCCCTGTGGTCATAACATTTAGCTGGTGCTCCACAATCAACACAAATTAAATTTTTTAATTCAGGCAAAATTTTATCCTTTATGGCTTTTTTAACCAAAAGACTGGCTTTTCTGCCTCCAGTTCTTTTTCCTTTTTCATCTGTACATTTAAAACAAAAAATTGCCCTAGAATCTCGCATTTCTATGTTTACATTACAAATTGCACAAAATTTAGCCATTTTTAGAATCTTGGGGTTTTATCAAACCATTCAGGTTTTAAGACTTTCAGTTGCCAAATCCTGCCCTCTGGAATTTTTTTCCATTTGTGCACACTCTGTCTTTCTACTCCTAATATTCTTGCTAACTTAGAAGCAGACCCAGCTAATTCAATTGCTCTTTGTTTTTCCATGTTGTAATTGTAAGACACAACTTACATAAAAGCAACAGATTTAAATATTTTTTGTAAATTGTGGTTATTTAGTCAGATTTGGCTTACACTTAATTTATCAGGACAGCAACTGATATTTTTAAATTAAGACTAAATTAAGGAAACATTATGAGCAATAGATCATTTTATGAACCAGATGGTGACTATGATGAAGACCCTGAATATGCAGAATTAAGGGCTAAAGATTTTTTTGAAAAGCAGTACAGAAGTCATTATTTTGCACATCCACATTGCCAAGACCCTGACCATCCAGGATGCCCAAATTGTGAACCAGAGGACTATGAAGATGACAATTAAATTCAGAAAAGGGAATATTAATCCCACAACAAAAACATTTCCAAGAACACTAGCTGAGGCATTTCCTGAGCATCCAGAGCCAAACTTTGAGCAAGAAGGTTTTGATAAGGAAGACAAAATGGTAATCATAGCCTGCTTTGTTATTGCATTTATTTTATTTATTTTATTTACATGGGGAACATTATGACTAATCAAGGTGGAAAGTTAATAGCAACAGCATTTGTAAAGGCACAGAAAGAGTTTGGACCGGCTCTTAAATCTAGCACTAACCCACACTTCAAATCCAAATATGCAGACCTCTCAGCCTGTGTGGAGGCTGTAATTGATGCTCTTAATAACAATGGTATTGGCATGATGCAAAAACTCTATGAAAATGCAACTGGAGTAAGTGTAGAAACCATATTTCTGCATGAGTCTGGGGAGACTTTGGAGTGTGGTGTTTTGCATGTTCCTGCAAGCAAACAAGACCCACAGGGTTATGGTTCTGCTTTGACTTATGCAAGGAGGTACTCTCTGATGAGTGCCTGTGGCATTGCTCCAGAAGATGATGATGGCAATATGGCATCTAGAAAGCCAGAGCCAAAATCAAATGTAAATGAATCTGAAATGGCTGATTGGTTAGAGGCTATAGCTCAGAGCCAAGATTTGCCTGAGTTGCAGAAAAACTTTGTAAAAGCAATTGCAGCTACAGATGGTGATAAACCTTGGCAACTCAAAGTAATTGCTGTAAAAGACAAAATGAAAAAGAAATTGGAGGCTAAATAATGGAAATAGAACAAAACACAGATGAGTGGTTTCAAGTTAGGCTTGGAAAGGTCACAGCATCTAGAGTTGCAGACATAGTAGCAAAGACCAAATCAGGCTATTCCACAAGTAGGGATAACTATATGGCTCAATTGCTGTGTGAGAGGCTTACAGGCAAGCCTGGTGAGTCTTTTAGCAACTCTGCTATGCAATGGGGGACTGAGACTGAACCACTGGCTAGGGCAAGCTATGAGGTCAAATACAACTGCATGGTTAACCAAGTAGGATTTGTCCAGCATCCCAGAATTGAAATGTCTGGTGCAAGTCCAGATGGTTTGGTTGATGGGGGATTGTTGGAGATCAAATGCCCAAACACAGCCACACACGTTGACACTTTGTTATCTGGCAAAGTGCCTAGCAAGTACATTACCCAAATGACATGGCAGATGGGTTGCACACAGACTAGCTGGTGCGACTTTGTGAGCTATGACCCCAGGATGCCTGAGAATCTTCAACTTTTTTGCAAAAGAGTTGACTTGGATCAAGCATATTTGGCTGAATTAGAGACTGAAGTAATCCAGTTTTTAAAAGAGCTAGAAGATAAAGTAAATAAATTAAGGAACTTAAATGTCTAAAGTAATATCAGAATTGAGCACCATTGTTGGCACATACACAGACAAGGATGGCAACAAAAAGAACAAATATCATAGGCTTGGGTCTATTATTGATACACCACAGGGACACATGCTCAAGATAGACTCAATACCAGTTTGTGACCCTCCTTGGTCTGGCTGGGCATGGATTAATCCCCCAAAAGAAAGAACACTTAGTTTTGACAAAAAGGATGATGACATAGGATTTTAAGGTTTTGGGAGGTGTTAAGGGTTAGCGCCTTGCCTGGATTTGGAGAATGGAAGTTGTACACACACTGCTTTATGTGAGCCTCCCAATTTATATTTACATTAAGGAAAAATTATGAAACAAATTACGATTTTTGACCAAATAAATGAAATGTTTAACAGCTCTGGTTTATTAAGCAGGCACTTTGGCACTGAGTCCAAGATGTTAGCCAGAAAGACTGACCCAGAGACATCCAAAGCCTCAGCTCAGACTGTGGACACAACCAAGCTAGAGGAAATTGTTTATGAGGCTATTAAATCTTTTGGAAAGAAAGGATGTATTTCTGATGAAGTTTTAGATATGTTCCCAAAGCATAGATATAGCTCAATTACTGCTAGATATGCACCATTGCTTAGAAAAGGATTTATAGAGGCAACTGGTGAGACTAGAAAGGGTAATTCTGGCAAACAACAAAGAGTAATGAGGGCAATATGACTAGATTTGAACAATGGTGGTATGAAGAAGGAAGTAAACCACTTCAAGGAAATGATGATTGGGAAGAACATTGCAAAAAAATGTGTGCTATTGCATGGGCAAATGGGGCTTATGTGGAACGTGAGGAATGTGCCAAAGTTGCTGAAAACATAAGCAGTTATGACAGAGATGAACCTGAAGTATCAATTGCTAAAGCGATTCGAGCAAGGATTGATGTATGAACCTTAGCCAAGGCAAATTAGCGGATAGTCTTGTTGATGAAATGCTAGAACTAATTCACAAGTACGATGAAACACTTTACATGGCAACAGTTATTGGATGCGTGGAGTTAGTAAGGCAACAATTAATTATTGATGCAATGGAAAAAAATGATGAATAAAGAAGAAATAATTGAGATGGCTAAACAAGCTGGAATGATTCCCTTAGAAGGTGCAGTTAATGCACTGGGTAAAAGTGTCCCTTTGGATTGGCTAATAGACTTTGCCAAACTAATAGCAGAAAAAGAACGTAAAGAATGGGCTAGAGAGTTTGCTGGAATGGGAGAATGGACTGCTGTACATATGCTTGAAGAAAGGGGACAAGAATGAATGGCATATTAATTCAACTCACAATCAATGTGGTGGCACTATTTGTTATATTTATTTGTGCATATTTAATAATTAAAGAGCTAAAGGAATTGAACACATGAAAACAGAAGAACAATGGGCAGAAGAAGATGAGCCTGTGGCATATATTAATGTTGAACAAAGAAAACTTGAGTGGGCTAAATACACATTTTGGGAAACTCCAACAGTAGTAAATTTGCCAAAGATACCTCTCTACACAAAACCACAACAAGGGTGTGATGAATGTGGGGTTGGTGGTGGTTATGCGTTGTATTGCTTACCATGTGCTGAAAAGTTTTTTGGTAATAAAGAATGGGTAGGTTTGACTGAAGATGAAATTTACAAAATAGCGTTTCAATTAGAAGGTGAACATTGGAAAAAAATTGCTAATGCCATTGAAGCTAAATTAAAGGAGAAAAACACATGATTGAATACGACTTTGAAGGATATGCAAAGTCTCAAATTGATAAAGGATTAAGTTATTTAGAAGGTTTTAGCAAAGGCTATCACCAAGCCAAATCAGAATGGGTAGGGTTGACTGATGAAGAAATATTTGAAATTTGGAAAAAATCAATGTTTATAAACAATGGAAAATATGCTGTTTTAAACAACCAACCATTTGTTCATTTTGCTAGAGAAATAGAAGCTAAATTTAAGGATAAAAACAAATGAAACACAAACATGCAGAACTAATTAAAAAATGGGCAGATGGTGCTCAAATTCAAGTTAAATATAATGAATGGCAAGATACTGATAGTCCTGGTTGGGATGAAGAATTTGAATACAGAATAAAACCTGAAGAAAAACCTGATTTTGCAGTTTCAGCTAATGTGGTCTTTAAATTGGGACTTAATGGAGATTATTTAGAGTTTTCCAAGACTGGGAAACACAATATTGAATTTGTATTTGATAACACAACCCAGAAACTGAAAGCAACCAGACCCTATAAAAATGATTGAACTATTAAACAAAAGAAAGCTGCAACTCCAGGCACTTTACAAAAAATGTCCAGACATCCAGATTGTTTACAGGCTTAGGGAAATTGAGCTAATGACCAAAAGATACAAAAAATTGTTGGAAATTGAAGTAGATGCTAGTGGTTTTAGACCTGAGCTGGAGGAGTTGGCAAAGGACTTAAATGGCTGATTCACTCATAATATCTGCACTTTTATTCATTGGAGCATCAATTTTTGCCACTGTTGTTTGGTGTTTTTTGATGTATATAATCTGGGAGGAGGAAGATCAAAAGCTCAAAAAAGCTATCCAAAACAACAAAATTCACTTGACAAGAGATAGTGATTTGGGATAATTGAGATTCCAATTTTTAACTTGCAAGGAACAAAAAATGGGATATTATGGAATGGAAAAAGAGCCTAAAGGGGCTAAGTCATCAGATTCAACTGGTGAAAAGAAGATGGGACCAAAGTCTTTTGACAAGATGACTGGACCAAACAGCATGAAGGGCACAAAAGGCATGACTGGTGAAAAGATGCCAAAAGGTGCTGATTCTGCTGACTCCACTGGTGAAATCAAAAGACCTCTAAATGGTGGCGTTGCAATGGGCAAGGCTGACAGCATTGGCTCTAGAGACATGAGCCACATGGGCAAGGTAGATGGCAGAACTGGTGAATTTAACACTGGCTCAAGAGAGTCTGAGTGCTATGTTCATGAGAGAACACCACATATCCAAGACAGCATGTAAAAAGCGAAATACCCCAAAGATTCGTGGTCTAAGGGGTATTTCTAATCAACCCAAATAATAAGGATTTGAATTGACTGCTCAACATTGTAAGACTTGTAGATATTTTTCCCAAGAGGGATTTAGGGAAATGGGTGTTTGTAAAAGATACCCTACTTTCCAAAACAGAAATAGCACAGATTGGTGTGGTGAACATAATCCAATTTTGGCAACCACAATAACATTACCCAAAGTTGATTTAGAGCTGGGTGTTGTTATGAACCCAGCAATAGTTGACCAGGCAGAAAAGAAAAAGCCTGGCAGACCAAAATTAAGTGGGAGGCAAATCCCATGAAACCTATAAAAGACAAGATTATTGTTAGACCTATTCCAAGAATACAGTCCACTTTATATGTCCAGACTGCTGAGGCAGATACAGTAGGACATGTAGTAGCAGTTGGTGATGAAGCTGAGGCTGAGGGTCTAAAAGTAGGGGATAAAATATATTTTGGCACTTTGGCTAAAGACTACAAAGATGAATACTTAAAGTATCAAAATTTTAAGGATGGGGATGAGAAATTCCTTGTGCTATCATGGCAAGATGTATGTTTTGTAGAAGAACCTGATGAATCACCAGAAAGTGTATGAGGCTTTAATAAATAAAGCTAAAAATAGAGAAAAATTAAATCAATATCAAGAGCTTCATCATATTTTGCCAAAAAGTATGGGTGGTTCTGATAATTTAGATAATTTGGTATTTTTGACGGCTAGAGAGCATTTTATTGCTCATGCTTTGTTAGCGCATATTTATGATAATAATCAAATGTGGAGTGCATTTATTATTATGAAAGGCAGGGAAGCATACTTTAATTCAAGGTTATATGAAATTGCTAGAAGAAATAAATCAAAAACAATGATAGGTAATAAATATGCAAAAGGCATAAAATTACCAGATCATGTAAAAGATGCTGTACGAGAATCTAATAAAAAACGTATTAGAACTCAAAAAATGATTGAAAAATGTACTTTTGCTGGTAAAAATCATACCCAAGAACATAAAGATTACATGAGGGAAAAAATGAAAGGTCGTGAAGTTTCAGAAGAAACACGACAAAAAATGAGAGAATCGCAAAAAAAGAGATTTGAATTAAATCCAATAAGTAATGAAACAAGACAAAAAATGAGTAAATCTAAAAGAAAGGAAGAATATGCCATTAATTAAGTCAAAACTTGAGAAGAATGTTGGAAAGAACATAGAAAAAGAAATCAAGGCTGGTAAACCACAGAAACAAGCGGTTGCGATTGCCCTGAATGTTAAACGTGAAGCAGAAAAGAAAGCCAAAAAGAAATGAGAGCTAGTCTAGCAGTCCATTTATTAATAGCACTTGGCTTTGATGAGCATCTGTTCATGAAATGGCAAGCAGGCAAAAACCCAAGCTATACCAAAAAAGGTACAGGCAGAAAGCATAGACAAGGAAAGAAAAATGATATTTGAACATGAAATCCAAGATGTAAACTTAATAATTACTAGCCTTGAGCACAAAATCAGGGATATGCAAATATTGGTTCAGAAATTAATGGCAAAAGCTAGTGAGCAAATGCCTGCTCCAGCTCAAGTTACTTCAGTAGCTGAGACATCAGCAGAGCCTGCTCCTGAAGCCCATCCAAATAACTAAAAGTTATATTAAAATCAAATATATACTAAAATTTACAATATGGGTGCTCCACTAGGTAATATTAACTCAGCAAAAGGCAGACTTTTCCAAGAAAAGCTGAGGATGATTCTTTCCCAAGAGCCACATAGAGCTAGAGCTGTTGCTGAGGTCCTAATTAGCAAAGCTGAGGAAGGAGAGCCTTGGGCTATTAAAGAGCTAATGGATAGGATTGATGGGAAGGCAGTTCAGGCAACAACTCTTGAAGATGCAAGTGGAAATGTCATCATGCCTCATCTTCAGGTCACATTTGTAAAGCCAGATGGAGCAGAGTGAACTTAATCAAGCTATTAAAAAGGCTGAGTTTCCAGTCAAACTTCAGTGCCTGTTCCAGCCATCCAGATATAAATGCATCTTTGGCGGCAGAGGGTCAGCAAAATCATGGTCTGTTGCTAGAGCATTGCTCATCTTGGGTGCAAAGCAAGTCCACAGGATTTTGTGTGCTAGGGAATTCCAGAACTCCATATCTCAATCAGTTCATAAGTTACTAAGTGACCAGATCATAGAACTGGGATTAATTGGGTTTTATGAGATTACCCAAAACTCTATCAGGGGGGCAAATGGGACTGAGTTTGCCTTTGTGGGGCTGAAAAATAATCCACACAATATTAAAAGCTACGAGGGTTGTACCATTGTTTGGGTAGAGGAAGCTCAGGCAGTTTCAGCTAGAAGTTGGGATATTCTTATACCTACTATCAGAGCCAAAGACTCAGAAATCTGGATAACCATGAACCCAGAGCTAGAGTCTGATGCTACATACCAAAGATTTATTCTGCATAAGCCTGATAATTGCATTACCCAAAAGGTCAACTGGAGTGACAACCCTTGGTTTCCAGAGGTTCTAGACCATGAAAGAAGGACACTTCAGTCTAGAGACTTAGAGGCTTACAACACAGTTTGGGAAGGTCTGTGCAGGCAGACTGTGGATGGAGCTGTGTTTGCTAGGGAAATGCAAATGGCAGAGCTGGAGGAAAGAATCACTAAAGTCAGGTATGACCCTACCAAGCCAGTTCATGCTGTGTTTGATCTTGGCTGGGCAGATTCCACATCCATTTGGTTTGTCCAGTTCATAGCTCAGGAAATCAGATTTATTAGGTATATAGAGGATAGTCAGCAGACTATGAGCCATTACCTAGCACTGATGCAGACCTTTGGTTATGTCTATGACACACTCTGGTTGCCACATGATGCACAGAACAAAACATTGGCGGCTCAGGGCAGAACCATTGAGGAAATTGTCAGAAATGCTGGGTTCAAGACCAAAATAATCCCAAGAACTAGCATTGTGGACTCTATCAATGCTTCCAGAACTATGTTCAGGAACTGTTATTTTGATAGGGATAATTGCTATGATGGCTTGCAATGTCTCAGACATTACAAGTATGAAGTTGACCCAGAGACAAAGGCTTTTAGTAAAAACCCACTCCATGACCAATATTCACATGGAGCTGATGCTTTCCGCATGGTTGCTTTAGGTGTTCAAGAGACTAGACCAAAAAGACCAAAGCAAGTAAACTATGCACCACCACAATCATGGATGGCTTTATAACATGGCACTTGACCCACTAGAAACAGATTATGACCCCATCATAGATGAGGCAAAGCAGTTCCTGAAGTTTGCTAATGATGCAGACACTATGAATAGGCAGGAGGCTTTGGAAGACCTGAAGTTTGCAAGTGGGGGCGATCAGTGGCCGGTGGACCTACAGAACAGCAGAAACCTTGAGTCCAGACCAGTCCTAACCATCAACAAGCTAGATGGCTATTGCAGGCAAGTCACAAACCAACAAAGACAGCAAAGACCCAGAATTAGGGTTCATGCCACAAATACTGTGGAGGATGCAGCAGATGCCAAAGTAATCCAAGGCATGGTCAGGCACATAGAAGTTAACTCTAATGCAGACAATGCCTATGACAATGCTTACAACTATGCAGTCAGAATGGGTTGGGGATATTTAAGGGTTGATCACAGATATGTGAGGGAAGACTCTTTTGACCAAGAGCTATTTATTGACCCTATTGATAACCCATTTACAGTTTATTTAGACCCAAATTCAATTGCAGTGAATGGCTCAGACCAGGAAAGATGTCTGATTACATCCATGATGCCAAAGTCTGTGTTCAAGGAAATGTACCCAGATGCACAGGACACTTCATTTACATCCAGAGGCACTGGGGATACCCAAAGTGAGTGGATTACTAGGGAAGATATTAGAGTTGCTGAATACTTTTACACAGTTAGAGAGAAAGCCAAACTCTATTTATTAAGTGATGGCTCTGCAAGATTTGCTGATACTAAGGACTTTTTTGAAAGAATTGGTAAAGCTGGACTTGAAGTAGTGGATGAAAGACCTAGTGTAAAGAAGACAATTAAGTGGAAAAAGTTGACAGCAATTGAGGTGTTGGAGGAGAAGGACTGGCCGGGGTACTACATCCCAATTGTCCCAGTCTATGGTAGGCATGTAGTCATTGGAGATAAGAGAAAGAAATTTGGCATGGTCAGACACGCCAAGGATGCGCAGAGGATGTACAACTTCTGGGTCACATCCATGACTGAGTCTGTGGCATTGGCTCCGAAGGCTAAATGGATCATGGCTGAAGGACAGGATGAGGGTCATGAGTTGGATTGGGCAAGTGCCAACATTAAGTCAATGGCTACTTTGAGATATAAGCAGACAGATATTGATGGCAACCCAGCTCCTCCTCCAATTAGGATGCAACCAGAGCCTCCTCCTA